CCCCGTACCGCTCCCACAGCGCCTCAAGCGGCACGCCGAGGGTGCGCATCTTGACCAGGCTATCGGTGAGCTGGGCCAGGCTGCGGGTCTCGAAGTCGGCCCACATGACCTCGGCCCCGAGGTTCGTGGCGGCCGGAGAGCCGACCAGGCCCAGCGCCGTCCGCTCGACCTCCTCCCACCCCTCGCCGATGTGCAGCGACCGGCGGCGGACCTTGGCCACCAGCCCGGCCTCGGCGGCGGTGATGGCCTCGGCGGACAGGTTCACCATCCGGCCCAGCAGGTACGTCGGCGGGGTCTGGGTGACGGCGGCGAGGTGGTCGACGTCCTGCTCGACCGAGGAGAGGTAGCCCGCCAGCGTCGACTCGGGGAAGCTCCCGAACCGGCCCTCTGGCGACTCGTTCGTCAGCAGCCGGTTGGCCCCGATGTCGAACGGGCGGCGGACCTTGGTCGCGGCGCTGCCGTCCTCGGTGGTCACGACCTCGCGGGCGATCTTGATGCCGGTCGCCCAGATCTGCCGGAACGCGCCGTAGTCGGTGGCCACGAGCCGGTTAAACAGGGTGGTGCAGATGCGGTCTTGGAACGGGATCGCGGGGGCCAGCTCCGAGCGGGGCCAGCGCCGGGTCCGGGGCTGCGGCACGATCTCGATCATCGTGTCGCCTGCGTTGCGGGCGATCTCGGGGCCGCGGGCGTTGGGGTGCCACGTCACGATCTGGTCGGGCAGGATCAGCACGTCGGTGGTGGTCTGCCCGTTGTCCTCGGTCCACCGCTTGAATCCGGCGATCCGCTTCCGGCGGTTGCCCGGCCGGTACAGCACGCACGCCTCCTCGGGTGACTCGACGGTGATCGAGACCCCGGTCGGGTTGTCGTCGTCGGGTGCGACCAGCACGAACGACGAGCCGGTGACCAGCGCGTCGGTGTGGACCAGCTCGTGGTCGGCGTCCATGCTGTTCGCCTGCCAGATCGCCCACGCCAGCTCGTCGTCCTCCTCGGTGCCGAACCGGAACCCGACCACGCTCAGCCGCTCGGCGACGGCGTTCACCACGAGCTCGCACCACGACGCCCCGGCCTCATCGAGCAGCGTCCGGAAGGTCCGCCGCTCCTCGGTGTCCAAGATGGCGATGATCCCGGCCTCGTTGTCGTAGTACGCCTGGTAGTCGCGGGCGCGGGCCGCCTGCTGGTCGAGCTTGGCCTTGGCGGCCGAGCGCAGGTCGTCCAGTTCGCTCATGTGGGCACCTCCTAGAACCCGGCCGCCGCGTAGTCGTCCTGCGCGTCGGCGTGCCGGATCGCCCGGTCAAGGGCCATGATCGCGGCGACGATTGAGTCGATCTTGTCAGCAGACTTGGCCTTGTCGGGTTTGAGGTTCCCCGCCGGGTCGGTGCGCGTGATCATGTTGCCGGCCTGCCAGCGGGCTACCGGGTTGCCCCCGTGCCGGTAGGCCCCGGACGCGACCAGCCTCAGAAACTCCTTGGTCGGCCCCGACATCGACGCGAACCCCTGCCCGGTCTGGATCAGCGGGAACCCCTCCTCGATCAGCTCGCTGGAGAGCTGCGTCGCGCCCCAGCGGTCGAACGCGATCTCGCGCAGGTCGTACACCTCGGCGTCGGCCCGCAACGCCGCTTTGATCTCCTCGTAGTCGATCACGTTTCCCTCGGTCACCGTCACCAGCCCGGCCGCGGCCCAGGTGGTGAACCGGCCGCCCGTGCGCCGGTCGAGGCCGACCAGCGCCGACTCGGGGCAGAACACCCGCCAGATCACATCGTGGCTGCCGTCCTGGTCGGGGAAGTCGAGCGCGTAGCTGGCGAGGTCGATGGTCGAGGCGAGGTCGAGCCCGGCATAGCACTTGCGGGCGGCCAGCTCGAGTATGGGCGCCGGGGCCGGGGCCGCGTCCCAGACGGCCAGGTCGACGGCGCGGCCGAGCTGCGTGCTCTGCTGGTTGAGGCGGTACTGCCGGAACGCCCGTTCCTCGGCCGGGTTGTTCACGGCCTTGGCGCACTCGGCGCGCAGGATGCGCGGGTCGAGGTAGTCGCCCAGCGCCGGGTTCGCCATCTTCCACACGGCCTCGTCGGTCCAGTCCGCATCGCGGGGCGCGGCGTGCAGCACCACGAGCCGGGCGTGGTCCAGCTCGGGGTCTTCCAGCACCCGCTCACCCCAGGCGCGCTCAGCGGCGGCGAACCCGGTCGGGTCGTTGTCGGCGGTGGTGGCCAGCACGAGGATCGGCTGGGACCGCGCGCCGAACCCGGTACGCAGCGCGTCGTACAGCTCCCGGTCGGGCTGGCTCAGCAGCTCGTCAATGTAGGCCCCGGACGGCGAGGGGCCGAGCGCGCCCATCGCGTCCCCGGCCGCGACCGAGAAAAAGCTGGCGGTCTGCTGGTCGAAGATGCGGCGGACCCCGCGGGCCACGTCGAGCCGCTGCGACAGGATCGGCGACAGCGCGACCATCCGGGCGGCGGCGGCCCACGCGAGGCCGGCCTGGTCTTTGTCCAGCGCCAGCCCGTACACCTCGGCTGAGTCCTCGTCGTCGGCGATCAGCAGATACAGCATGATCCCGGCGATCAGCTCGGTCTTGCCGTTCTTGCGACCGGCGGACAGGTACAGCTCCCGGTACCGGCGCAGGTAGCGGCCCCACCCGGGGTCATACTCCACGCGGCCGAACAGGGGCCGCAGCACCTCGCGCAGCTCCCACTCGGCGGGCACGAACGGACGCCGCGCCCAGTCGCCCTTGGTGTGGACCAGCAGTTCGGTGAAGAACGCGACCACGTGCGCCACGCGGGGCTCGCACAGGTGCTCGCCACGGCGTCGGCAGGTCTGCCCGTCGAAGGTGCGCCCGCACGGCGGGAACCGTCGCCGGTCGGTCATGGCGTCTATGATGCCCGCCCAGCTCACGGAGCGTAAGTCGCCGAAAAGTCCGGGTGAGACCCGGCCGGGCCTGCAAAGCAGGCCGGTCCAGGCCTTAGCCGGGGAGGACCGGGGCGGGAGCCGACCCCGCTAACCGAGGTGCTCTAGCGGACAGGTGTTTCACAGCCGCACCCTCGAAACCACCCTCGCCGCTGTGTTCGGCGGGGAATGCGCCGGTCCGATCCTCCTGGCGGTCAGGGTAACAGGTCGGGGACCTGCTGGGCGCGGGCGGCAGGAAGGCCCGCGCACAGTCCCCTCGCGGGGGCGCGGGCCTAGCCTGGCGTTCAGCCTACCCGGGCGGCAGGTGGAGCATGGCGCGGGTCTTGGGCCCGGCCGGGCCGATGTACGCCAGTTCGCCCCGCTGGAGCCAGTAGGCGGGGTCGACCCATAGCTGGCGGCCGGTGCCCGGCCCCTTGCCCGGCACCCACACGCGCAACGCCCAGTAGTCGCCCCCGGTGCGGTCCAGCACGACGAACCGGGTTACGACGGGCTCGGCGGGCGGCTGGCTGAACGTGCGTTCCCACACCTCGCCCGCTTTGGGCAGCCCGCCCGGCGTCGGCATCACTCCCCCCCTCCCGGCCGGGGCAGGCCGGTGATCTCGTAGGCCTCGGCGTCGGCGAGGGCGTCGGCCAGCTCGCGGCCGGGCACGGCGGCCCCGAGGTAGGTCGCGGACAGCACGCACCCGCTCGCGGGGTGCCGCACCATCAGACACCAGCCGTCCCAGCTCCCGCCGTCGCGGAGGCCGGGGCGGCCGAGGTTCCGGCCGGTGTGGATGGCGTGGGTGAGGTCGACCTGCGCGCCGCTGGGGGTCACCCAGCGGCGCGCCTGCCGGATGGTCCGGACGGTCATCGCAGCGACCCGGGGCACTGGCCGGGGCCGGGGCACTGGCCGGGCACGCAGATCACGCAATCGCGCTCGGGCTCGTCGGCCTCGTCGGCCTGCTCGGCCTGCCGGGTCACCTGATCGTGTACGCGGTTGAGGGCGGGGTGCCCGAGGTAGCGCACGGCCTCGCGGTCGAGTCCGTGGTCGTTCCGGAGGTGGGCGCGCTTGGCGTCCACGCTGACGCCCTGGCGGAACTCGGCCAGGTGGCCATCGGCTGTCTCGGCGGCCATCGCGGCCGAGAGCACTTGCAGGGCGGCGGCGTAAGCCAGGTCGCGGGTCGAGCGGGTCGACCACTTGCGGATCTCGGTGACGGCCTGCTCGATGAGGCCGCCGACCTCGATGACGGTCTGATGGGTCGGGGCGTACCTGTCGGGGGACGGGGTGATCATTTTGGGTGGTTCCTTCCAAGGGGTCTGCCCCCGCCCGGCTGGGCGGGGGCTCGGTGACTCGGGGTCGGTTTACTCGGCGGCCTGGTCGGCCTGGGCCAGCAGGGCGGCCTCGCCGGTGGCCTCGGCCACGGCTGCCACGATCTGCTCGGCGGCCTTGTCGGCCTGCTCGCTGGCGGCGGCTGCGGCCTCCTCGGCCTGCTTGACCAGCTCGTCGGTGGCCGGGCTGCTGCCGTTGCCCTTGGCGGCGGCCTTGGCCTTGTCGCTCGGCTCGCCGAACAACTGGTCGAGCTGCTTGCCGAGGGCACTGGCGATCGCCTCTGCCCGGACCAGGTCGACCTTGGCCACCTGGTCGAGGCTCAGCCTGCGCATCTGCGCCGGGTTCAGCCCGTGGGTGCGGCTGATGGCCAGGATGTTGCTCCCGCTCGCTGCGATCGCGGCCTTGATCGCGCCCTTGATCGGGGGCACGGTCTGGGTGCCGCCCTTGGGGGCGGTGATCTGCACGGGGGCGGCCGGGGTGGTCTCGCCCTTGGGCGGCTTGGGGGCCGTCTCCTGGCGGGGGGCGTCTGCGGGCACGATGGCCCAGAACTTGGTCGCGGTCCCGAATGCCCCGCCCTTGATCGCTCGGCCGTTCGCGGCCTTGAGGGTGATCCCCTGCTTGTCGGTTACGACCTTGGCGACTGCCTGGCCGGTCTCGCTCGGGGCCTTGACCGCGGTCCCGAAGAACTCGAATCCGCCGGTCGGGTTGCCGTGCTGCTTCCAGGTGGCGCGGGTGGCGGTGGCCTGGGTGGCGGCGGTGTCGGTGGTGGTCATTGGGTGGTTCCTTCCTGGGTGGCGGCCCCCCCTGCTGGGTGGCCGTACATCTATTCCAACCGCTGCCCCGGCTGGTTTGAGCCCGGTTTGCGTGTCGTCTGGACCACAGTCCGCTAAGCGTATGGCGGGTCACCCTCGGCGTGCAGGGCGTTGGCGGGTATGCTCGGCGTGGTGGCCTGGTCGGTGGGTTCCTGGGTGGTTCCTTCCCGGCCAGGCCACCCGCGCGGGGCCGGGCACCTATCATCCGCGTGCCCCCCGGTTGCGCTGAACGATGCGCTGGGCGGCCCGGCCCTGCCCGCCGGTTATGGAGTGCGACCGGCCGCGCGCCCTGTGCCGAACTGTCCCTGCCCGGCTCTGTGCGGCTCCTGGGGACTCCCAGACCCCTCTTAGGTGTAACCACATCAGGCGGAAAAGATAGGGATTCGCCCAGCTCGGGAGCCTGTTTGGAACACCGCTGTTCGAGCGCCGGACCCCCGGGATTATGCTCGCGCGGCGTCGATCGCGGCCAGCGTGCCGTCCCACAGCCGCGCCCGAGCCCACAGCGCGACCTCGGCGGCCTGGGTGGCCTCGGCCCAGCGGCCCGCGTCGTCGCCGCATAGCTGCTCGACCATCGCCGTAGCCATCGCGCCGTGCAGCTCGTCCAGCTCGACGTGCCGGGCGAGGTAGTCGGCGAACAGGCCCAGCCGCGGCGAGCTGATCGCGGCGACCTGCCCGAACATCTCGGGGATCAGATCCTCACGGCCGAACGCGAACGCGGCGGCCTGCCCCCAGGCGTGCGGGCTCTGCACCGCGCCCCAGGTCGACGCGACGAACTGCGCGGCGGCGGGCGGCGCCGGGGCGTCGGCCAGGGCGCGCAGCACGGGCCGCCGGTCGCCGGCCATCTCCACGAACCGGGTCACGGGGCCGGTGTCCGCGCCCGCCCGCCGCATCGCCAGCAGGTACAGCTCGTAGTGCGAGACGTGCCGGTCGCCCAGCTCGTCGGACTCCTCGGCCAGCACGATCTCGTTGACCAGGCGGCGGGTCGTCGGGTCACCGGACGGCACCCACGGCACCTCGACGCACGTCAGCCGCCGCTGGAGCGCCTTGAGGAGACTCATGAAATCCCAGACCGCCCAGACGTGGTGTTCCATGAACGCGACCACGGCGGCCTCGGTCGTCAGCCGCGAATAGACCGGATGTCCGAGCACCTGCTTGCGGGTGGCCTCGATCGAGTCGCGTAGCTCGCTCAGCATGGTCTCTCCTAGCCCGACAGCAGCCGCGAGGCGTCGGCCCCGTCGTGGTGGTAGTGCTCGACGCGGATCCCGGCCCGCGCCGAGGGGGTCAGCCCGAACTCCCGCGCGTACATGCGGACCTCGATCGCGGCGTCGCGGATCTGGGAGTAGGCGGGGTTCTTGACCAGCAGCCCCTCGCGCTGGATGACGGGCGGGGACTTGGCCACGACCTCGGCCAGGCCGCGCCAGCGCGCCACGGCCTCGCAGTAGACCGCCAGCGCCATCTCGTCGGCCCCGGTGAGGGTGCGCATGTGCTCCAGGTGCGGCCCTACCCGGTCCCACTCCTCGGACGCGCGGGGGGACAGCCAGTCCGGCTTGACGACCGGCCCGGCGAGGGGCTTGGGCTCGCTGGTGTTGATCCGGCCGGGCTCGGTGCCCTTGAGGAGCTTGAGGCGGGTCGGGGCCGGGGCCGGGCCGCGCCTACCCACGACGCGGCCCGGTCCAGTCGTGGCACGCGCCGCAATAGCCCTCGGCCAGGTCGCGCGGGTGGTGGCTGGTCCGGCCGCAGCGCGGGCAGGTGAACCCGGCCTCGGGCGGCCAGTCGAGCGCTCGGGGCAGGCCGACCGCGTGGACCCAATCCACGAACTCGGCGGCCTGGCGGGTGATGGGCGGGTCGCCGGTCGGGTCGCCCAGCTCGGCGCGGACGCCGCCCCGCGACAGGGAGGCGGCCAGCGCCTCGGAGACCTGCCGGCCCCACTCGGCGATCGCTGCGGTGGCGGGGGCCAGCGCCCGGACGATGGCGTCGACCTGGGCCTCGACCTGGGCGCGCAGCTCGCCGGCCGGGTCGCGGCTAGCCACGGGGGCCGCCGCGCGGGTCGGGCCAGTCGTCCCAGGCGGTGAGGCCGACGCGCAGCGCCTCGACCGTCTCGTCGCTCGGCGAGCGGACCCCCAGCCACCGGAACACCCGGCGGCGGACGCGCAGCGCCCACCGCCTAGCCACGATCCGGCCTCATCCGAGGTCGCAAATCGTGAACCGAGGCCGCTAGCGGCCTGGTCACAGCCTGTTTTCCGCCCATCGCCGGGGGCGATGGCGGAAAAGGCCGAAACCTGCGGCGCGTTGCGCCGGGA